CTTGGGCTATGGCTAATCCTGCTCTTGGTCACACAATCACAGAAGAAACATTGGAAGAAGCGGTAGCAACCAATAGTGTCGAAGCGACAAAAACTGAAATGCTTTGTCAATGGGTTGATGCTCTTAATAGCCCTTGGCCTTTGGGTGTTATTGAAGATACATCTGATTCAGACCTTACACTTCCCGTTGGAGCGACCACGGTATTTGCATTCGATGTTAGTCCGAGCCGCCGCTCTGGAGCGCTGGTCATAGGCCAATTGCTTGAAGATGGCCGCGTAGGCATGGGAATTGCTCAGCTTTGGACATCTGAAGTCGGTATTGATGACTTGAAGATGGCCGCTGAAATAAATGACTGGGCTATTAAATATCGCCCTAGAGCCATCCTTTATGACAAATACGCCACCGAGAACATTGCCGAAAAATTGAAAAACTCTGGCCAAGTCCTAGAAGATTGTTCTGGTCAGAAGTTCTACACCGCTTGCCAACAGCTTTTAGATATGTTCGTAAATCAACGCTTGATTCATTCCGGCCAAAAGGAATTAGTGGCTCATCTTAATAACTGCGCTGCTAAGACCAATGATGCTGGCTGGAGAATTATCCGCAGAAAGTCAGCTGGAGATGTAACTGGAGCTATTGGATTAGCGATGTTGGCTCATGCATTCAGCCGACCACAAAACACGCCAAAAATCTTCGTATCATAATTTGCCGCAAATGTCTATTTTGTGGTATATTATTCGGATATGGGTATATTGTCGGCCTTAGGCTTCACATCAAATAAACCATTGGAATCTGCCCCGAAGGCCGACATTCAAGCACAGGTTTCTCCTGCTGTTTACGATGCTCCTTATGGCCAATACTGGGGTAATTATGGCTTTGGTGGCTATAACAATTATGCAACATCAATTGACCGCCAAAATGCGATGTCAGTTCCAGCTGTTGCACAATGCCGTAATTTATTAGTCGGAGTAATTTCTGGAATTCCTTTAGAACTTTATTCACTATCAACAGGTGAAGAAATTCAAGATTTGCCAGTATGGTTACGCCAACCAGATAAGCGCGCAACTCGCGCAGTAACAATTTCTTGGACAGTTGATTCTTTAATCATGTTCGGTGTTGCATATTGGCGTGTAACTGAAGTTTATGCAGACAATGGAAAGCCAGCGCGTTTTGAATGGATTCAAAATGACCGCGTAACAGTCAAACTGAATAAATACAATTCAGAAGTTGATTATTACATGGTCAATGGCGAAAGAGTTCCTAACGATGGCGTGGGTTCTTTAATTACTTTCCAAATGTTAGACCAAGGCATTTTGTTGCGAGGGGCTTCTACTATTCGCGCAGCGCAAGACATTCAAGTTGCAGCTGCAATTGCATCACAAACACCGCAACCATCTGGATATCTAAAAAATACAGGTGCAGACTTACCGGATGAGCAAGTTCAAGGTTTGTTAGCTACTTGGAAGCAAGCTCGTCTAAATCGTGCAACTGCATATTTAACTTCTACTCTTGAATACCAAGCTACACAATTCAGCCCAGCAGAAATGACATATAACGATTCAATTCTGATGATGGCTGAACAAATTGCAAGAATGATGAACATTCCAGCGCACATGATTAACGCTGAGCGTAATCGTTCAATGACTTATTCAAATGTTCAAGATGCTAGAAAAGAATTTATGGCTTATTCATTACAGCCTTACATAACTGCAATTGAAGAACGTTTATCTCTTGATGATATTACTCCAAGAGGTCAAGTAGTTCGTTTTGCAGTAGATGAAACTTTCTTACGCGCTAATCCATTAGATAGATTGGCAGTAACAGAGAAAATGCTTCAACTTGGCTTAATTGATGTTAATCAAGCTAAGGCAATGGAAGACCTAACACCAGACGGAGATATAGATGAAGACACTAACTTTTAGTGCAATTATCGAGGCTGCCGATACAGGCCGCCGAATCATCAGCGGAAAAATTGTTCCGTTCGGTGATGAAGTAGGCCAAACAAATGTAGGCCGAGTAGTTTTTGAAAAAGGTTCTATTCAAGTACCTAATGTTTCAAAAGTTAAATTATTAGCTCAACATGAACAAACAGCACGTGGCGTTATTGGCCGCGCACAATCATTCCACCAAGACGAAACAGCAATGTATGGAACTTTCAAAGTATCTGCATCAGCTGATGGTGAAAATATGCTTATTAAAGCATCAGAAGGAATCCTAGACGGACTTTCAGTAGGTGTTGAAGTATTAGCTTCTAAAGAGCGCAAAGATGGCACAATGATTGTCACTTCAGCTTTGCTCAAAGAAGTAAGTTTAGTTGAGAGCCCAGCCTTCGATTCAGCACGTGTGACTGATGTTGCAGCAGCTGAAGAAATAGCTGAAGAAGAAATTTCTGAAACTCCTGTTTCAGAGGAAACAAAAACCGAAACCGAAAGTGAGGCCGTAGTGGAAGACACTAAGCCAGCAAACACAGAGGCAGCAGCAGCGGTGAATGCTGATGAAGCCTCACGCCCAACAATTAAGGCGGCAGCACCATATTCAACACAAACAGTTCGTCATGGCATTACTTCAATGGGTCGTTATGTAGAAGCAAAAGTTAAGGCTTCTCTAGGCGACAAGGATGCAGCTCTTTGGGTTGCAGCAGCTGAAGATCCAGCAGTTGTTCAAGCAGCAGCAGATTCAATCGGAACAACAAACCCTGCGTTCAACCCGATTCAATACATGAAGGAATTCGTATCTAACACCAATTTCCCAGCAGCTGCTCGTGATGCTGTATCTCGTGGAGTTCTACCAACTTCAGGTATGACTTTCCAAGTTCCTTCTTTAATTACACCAACAAACGATGCGCCAACTGTTGCACAAACAGCAGAAGCAGCAGCTCCATCAAATACAGGTATGACTTCACAATACCTAACTGGAACTGTATCTAAGTTCGCTGGTCAGCAAACAATTACAATTGAATTGCTTGAGAGAAGCAATCCGGTGTTCTTTGATGAATTGAGCCGTCAGATGGAGCTATCCTATCTTAAGGCTATCGACCAATTTATTCTTGCAGGTCTAGTATCTGGTGGAACACTTGGCACAAAGAATTACGCACAAACATCAGCTGGAATTATTGATTTCGTTTCAACTGAATCACCACTTACATACTCAGGTACTTCTTACTTCGCTAAGAATTTCCTAGCTGGTACAGGTATGTGGTCTGCTCTACTTGGTGCAACTGATACAACTGGTCGCCCAATTTACAATGCACAACCTCAGACATTTAACGCAGCTGGTCAATCAGCTCCTTCATCAATCAAGGGAAATGTCCTTGGGTTAGACCTACTAGTGGATAATTATGCAGTTTCAGATTTAACTGACAACGCTGCATTCATCATTGCTCCAGAAGCTGTAACTTGGTACGAATCACCAACTTCATACTTCTCAGTTAACAATCCAGGAAACATGGAAGTGAACCTAGCCATTTATGGTTACGGCTCACTACTTGTTAAGAATGCCAAGGGCATCCGCCGTTGGAACGTAGCTTAATTTAGTTACTAACTAAAAAGAACGGAACTGGTCGGGTTAGAAGCCCTGCCCGACCAGATTCCCGAATAAGAAAGAGAAAAGATGGCAGCGACATACGTAACACCTACCGAACTTCGCTCTGCCCTAGGTATAGGTTCTCTTTATGATGATGCAACGCTTGAAACAGTATGCCAAACATCTGAAGACATCATTAAAAAACAATTATGGCGTAACACCTTCCCAGTCGTGGGTGCAGGAGTTTATCAAGGCTATGCGTATTTATCTTTGGCTACTGCTGGCGCTTTTGTCGCAGGGCAGACTATTACCATCTCAGGCTGTGGAACAACATACAACGGAAGCCACACAATTACAAGCACGTATCCTTGGACTCCAAATTCAGGGTCATTTCCTTATTTTACTTTTTATCCGTGGAACACACTCAACTATCCTCGTGGTTATTCCCTTATACAATTCGCGCTTACTCACGCGGATGAAGGTTATCATCTTATCAACCCATACGGACAGATAGAAGGCACAGAATACGGCGATGCAGCCGATTACTCAGCCGTTCCAGCCGTACAAGAAGCGGCTTTAATGATTGCTATTGACATTTGGCAAGCTAGACAACAAAGCAACGCCGGCGGTATTTCACCGGATTTCACACCAAGCCCATATAGAATGGGTAACACACTATTAGCACGAGTTAGAGGACTTTTAGCGCCTTATCTTTCACCGCGCGGAATGGTCGGATAATGACAGTAGCCGTCACTACTCTCCGTTCCACTCTTGCAGCGGCACTCGCCAATGATGGGGTCTGGTCTGTGTATTCCTACCCACCGGCCAGCCCCACGGCGAATTCAGTTATTGTTCAACCAGATGACCCATATATCGAGCCATTAAACCAGCAATGGAATTCAATCGCTCCTATGGCTCATTTCATCATTACCATGATTGTTCCAATGTTCGACAATCAAGGAAACCTGCAAGGCATTGAAGATTTCATGGTGCAGGTATTTAACAAGCTTTCAACTTCCGGAATCAAAATCCAGATGAATGCAATCTCTGGAGTTAAAGTTCTTGGAGTTGATTCAGGCCAGATGCTTAGTGCCGATATGGCAATAGGTATCCTTACAAGTTGGAGTTAAAATGGCACTATCAGAAGAAGATTTGGCTTTCTTGAAGAAGATAGGCCAGATTGCAGAAACACCTAAAACAGAAACACCTAAGAAAGCCGAGGACAACTAAAAATGGCAATTGTCGGATTAAATAACACCGTTGGGATTAAAATCAATTCTGTTGATTTGAGCGACCATGTGACTAACGTCTCATTGCTTCGTCAATTTGACGAGCTAGAAATCACGGCTATGGGTGACCTAGCTCACAGATTTACAAAGGGACTAGAGGCTTCAACGCTTCAACTAGACTTCCTTTCAGATGAATCAGCTGCATCAGTCAATACAACTCTTTCATCAGCATGGGGAACTACTGTGGCATTCTCACTGCTACAAAATAAGGGTGCTGCGGTATCCGCAACAAATCCTCTTATTACTGGTACGATTTTGGTAAACAAAACCCAAGACGTAAACGGCGCTGTCGGAGACATAGCCAAGCAAAGTATTACCTTTACGGTCAATGGTGCAACAACAGTTGCAACAACAGGAACATTCTAATAAGGAGATAAAATGCGCTTAAAAATTACTAGGGCTTCTGGTGAGGAATCTATACATTCCATTACACCAAGTATTGAATTCGCATTTGAAGTCTATGCTAAAAAGGGCTTCTACCGAGCTTTTTCTGAAGACCAGAAACAGTCAGATGTTTATTGGTTAGCATGGGAATGCTTGCGTAAAGATGGCATAACAGTTCCAACCTTCGGGGCAGCATTCATCGACACTTTGGCTAAGGTTGAAGTGCTTGGAGATGAAGATAGCCCAAATTCCTAAGGCGCGGTTCGCTAACTCGGCTCATTGCTGAAATAGCAATAGAAACGGGAATCGCGCCTAGCGAATTAACTAACCTAGATAGAACAATGCTTGACATGTTAGTCACAGTATTGAACGAGAATTCGGAGAAGAATAAAAATGCCTTACGCAATAGAAGGGCTTGAACAGACCCTTAAAGCGTTGCGTAAGTTTTCTCCAGAACTTTACAAGCAAATGAATAAAGAAATTCGGCCAGAATTAAAAGAAATTACATCTGCTGCAAAAACTAAATTACCGAGTCATATTGCAGGATTAAAAAACTTCAAAGTATCAGATTCTGGCAATGCTAGGTTTCCAGCTTATAATGCGTCGGATGCTCGTAAAGGTATTACTTATTCTATGGGCAAAATGCAAACCAATCGTAATGGTTGGATTAACCGCTATATTATTTGGAACAAAAATGCCGCAGCGGCAATCATTGAAACAGCTGGTCGAAAGAATCCAACTGGCCAGCCGTGGGCAGGTAAAAAAGGTTCAGCTAGCCATGATTATTCACATTCTAATAATCCAGATGCTGGAGCTCATTTTATTAAAGCAGTTAATAGTGTGGGCGGTATGAAACAAGTTGGTCAAGGCCGCGTTAATCGTGGTCGCATTATTTTTGCCGCAGTAGAAGAAAATCAAGGTAAAGCTAAAAAAGCAATTGAACAAGCCATTGTAAAGGCTTGCGCCAAATTTAACGCTGGGAATCTTAAATGAGTTTATTAGCAGGTGTCGGCTTAAATATCCCAATCACTTCATCTGTTGATGAAAAAGGTTTCAAAGCCGCTTCTAAACAAATTGGTGTATTAGAAGGTGCAGCTAAGAAATTAGGTGGTGCTTTAGCTGCAAGTTTTGCTGCTGGAGCAGTCGCAAATTTTGCTAAAGATAGTGTTAAGGCTTTTACTGAAGTTGATAAATCTTTAAGTGTTTTAAGAACGACCATGGGTAATCAAGGCATTGCTATCGGAATGAATAAACTTGGTTCATATTTTGACGATTTAGCACAAAAAACAGGCAAAACCAAAACAGAGTTAATTCCCACTTTCCAGAGCCTAATCAATGCCACGGGCAATTTTGGAAAATCACAAGAGTTTATGAATTTAGCTCTTGATATTTCAGCAGCCACGGGCAAAGATGTAAATACAGTAGCTATATCACTAGGTAAAGCATATAATGGCCAAACCGCCGCTTTGGGTCGTTTAGGACTTGGATTATCAAAAGCGACACTCGCAGGTAAAGATTTTGGAAGAATCCAGAAACAATTAACAACTAAATTTGGTGGAGCAGAAGCTACCGCTGCAAATAGTTTTGCTGGCCAAATGAATAGATTAAAAGTTACTTTTGAAAGCATTAAAGAAACTGTTGGTTCAGGAATAGTCGATGCTTTGAAAACCGCTTTTAATGGAACTGATTTAACTAATTTCCAAAATGCAGCAATGAAGATTGCTAATTACATTGCAAATATCGTTCGTGGTATTGGCGTGATGATTAAATATGTTAGAGATTTTATTGATTCTATCCCACCATGGGTAAAAGATGTAAGCAAATGGATATTCAAAGTTATGTTTCCACAAGCTGGGGCTCTTAGCGGAATCGCCAAAATCGGTGCAGCACAAAAGAAACAAGCTGATGACATGTTGGCTTCTTTAGATGACCAAGTAACAGCTCAAAGAGATGCCTATAATGTTCGCAAAAAACTAGCAGACCAAGCAGCAAAAGATTTGGCTGCTTCAAAAGCACTTACAGCCCAACAACAAAAACAAATACAAGCAGCAAAAGATAAATTGGCCTTAGACAAGGCTTCTAGTTTATTAGCTAATACTTCACCTATTTTTGATATTACTGCGATTGAACGTTATGCAGCATTGCTTCAAACAACCAATGATGCTGACCGCGCTCGCCTTCAACTTATGCAGGATATTGATAATCTTCAAAAGGCTATTTCATCTGGAAATGCGGCTCTTGCTACTCAGATGGCTGATACAGTCAAGATTGACCTATTCAATCTAACTCAACTTCAAGGCGGTTTAAGCAACCTTAAAGGCCCAGATAACCCATTAGCAGGGCTATTAGCCGACATTTATGCTTCTATTGCAGCTCTTAAAGAATTAGAAGCCCAAATGCAAAGAATGAGCATTGCAGCAGGAACTCTTTATATATCTTCAACAGGAGAATCATCTAAGACGACTTCTGGAACATGGGGTCAGTATTACAATGGCTTATCCGGCGGCTTATACGGTTCAACCCCTGTAAATAACAATATCACCTATAACATCGCTGGAACTGTGGTATCAGACCAAATGCTTTCTCAGACTTTGGCTAATAACAACGCTTCTGGAATCAATAGCGATATTAACCGATTGAATGTGACTTACGCTTAATGTCATACCCACAAGATGTTAAGGTAATCACCACAGTTGATTTTAGCTCTGGAGCTATTTTCGGCTATGCATTTATTCTTGGTGACCCTTCTTATGGCATTTTGGGAACAGATGTATTGGCCGATGCAGCTTCTCAGGTGGTAGATGTATCTTCACAGACTACTAACATTTCATTGGCTGGTGGCTATAACCTTCTTCAAGACCAATTTCAAGCAACCATCGCTAAGATTAAAGTTGTAGACCCAAATGGTGATTGGAATCCACAGAACACAGCATCGCCTTATTACGGCAAATTAACTCCTAATCGTAAAATCCGCGTAGCGGCTACCTATGCCGGTGTGACCTATAACCTATTTTCTGGCTATATCTCAGCCTATGACTATACATATCCAAAAGACCAAGATATCGGATATGTTCAATTAACCGCTTCTGATGGATTCCGTTTAATGTCTTTGGCTAACGTTCAGACAGTTGCCGGTGCAACCGCTGGACAAGATACTGGTACTCGAATCAATGCAATTCTAGATGCTATTGGCTGGCCAGCATCACTCCGAGCAATTGATACCGGTGGAACTGAAACCCTTTGCCAAGCCGACCCAGCGACCCAGAGAACTGGATTACAGGCCTTGAAACAGGTAGAAGCTACTGAACAAGGTGGATTCTACGTAAATGGCTCAGGACAGGCTACATTCCGTTCTAGAGCCTATATTATGGCTAAGTCAGGACAGAACCCGACTGTATTTGCCAATGATGGTACTGGAATCAATTACAAGAACATTGTATTTGCCAATGATGACAAATTGATTATTAACAATTCAACATTCCAGAACGTAGGCGGTACGCCGCAGACTGCTACGGATCTCAATTCCGTAGCGAAGTATTTTGCTCACTCATTTAGCAGCCAATCTTTAGTTGGCCAGACTGATACTGATGCCAATAACGTAGCCCGAATCTATACGGCTACAAGAGCTGAAACTAGCCTACGCATTGATGCCATGACCCTAGATTTAACTACTCCGAACTATGCGGCTGGAATCATCGCAGCCCTAACCCTTGACTATTTCGATACAGTCAAGATAACAAACGTTGGTCAAACAACAACCACAGGTGGCGATTCCACCATTGTCAAGACCCTTCAAGTGATGGGTAATGCCTATGAAATCACCCCTAATTCATTCAACGTCACTTTTACCACATCAGAACCAATAGTTGGTTCATTCATATTGAATTCCGCAATTTATGGCGTACTAGACGACTATAATTCGGTATTGGCATACTAAGGAGAAATAATGGCAGCAAACGGCGGTTATAGAGTCTTTAATACAGGCGATGTATTAACGGCAGCGCAGGTTCAATATAACCTGCAAAATCAAACAGTTATGTATTTCGCGACTACGACTGCTCGCGATGCGGTGCTTACTGGCGCAACTTTGGTCGAAGGTATGGTTTCTTATGTGCCTTCAACTGGTATCCGCGTGTATAACGGAACTTCTTGGATATCTCCGGGAACTGCATCACCGCTTACAACTAAAGGTGATGTATGGGGTTATTCGACAACTGATGCAAGAATTCCAGTTG